GGAGTTCCAATGGGCATTCAAACAGAATCATCGCTAGAAACACTGAAACAAAATCTTTTTACGTATGTGCGCCATCAATTGGGCGATGGCATCATTGACATTGAATTAGATGCTGAACATTATGAAACTGCATATCGTTCCACAATAGGCAATTATCGTCAACGAGCACAAAATGCCTACGAGGAAAGTTATAGTTTTATGGAGCTTGTGACCAACGTTAATATCTACGATTTGCCACAAGAAGTACAAAGTGTACGACAGATTTTTCGTAGAACATTTGGAGATTCTACTGGTCCATTTGCCAGTAATTTTGATCCGTTTAGCCAAGCCAGTATGAATGTGTACCTGATGAATTTTAACGTGGCCGGCGGCCTTGCTACATATGATTTTTACAGTCAGTATGTAGAACTTGCTGGACGTATGTTTGGTGCCTACATGAACTACACATTTAACCCAGTTACTAAAAAATTACAGTTGATTCGTGACCCCAAAGGCACAGGTGAGTCAGTGTTGCTGTGGACATACAACTACAAACCAGAATTCAATCTTTTAACTGACCCGCAAATATCACAATGGATACGTGACTTTATTGTTGGAAATTGTAAAATGATCATTGGCGAAGCACGTGAGAAATTTGGTACAATCGCTGGTCCGCAAGGTGGAAGTACCTTAAATGGCGCCGCAATGAAAGCCGAAGGCAAAGCCATTATGGAATTTTGCATAAATGATCTTAAAAACTATGTGGATGGTTCTCAACCGCTTACTTGGGTTATTGGATAAAAACTAGTTGATCTTTGTTAAAATTTAGTGTAAAATAGTAACACTATGTGGAATTGTCTATCTAATACTAATGCTCAAACCAAAGATGTCGTAATTGTAACAGTACCTTGGACAGATTCGGCACTGCCGTTAATGGCTCCGGCGGCTTTAAAACCAATAGTAGAAAAAGCAGGACTTTCTTGTTTGGCAGTTGATTTAAACGCTGAAATTTATCAATATACTCGGACTCATGATCTCAAAGATGATCTTATTAGATTTTTCTTTGATGAAAAAGGTACAGAAAAATCAAGCGAAGTTTTAGAAAATATATTTAAAACAATTGCAGAACAAATATTGTCCTGGAAGCCAACTTATGTAGGATTAAGCCTTTTCAGTTATGTTACGCAGCATTCGGCCAAGTGGATTGCATACTTTATCAAAAAAATTAATCCGTCGGTTATAATACTAGCAGGAGGTGCAGGATGTTTGGATACATTTACTGGTCCTTCAAGCTACATAGATCAAATGCTTGCTCAAAAATTATTTGATTATCATATTAGAGGCGACGGTGAAAATTCACTGTATGAATTATTAATAGGCAATGATAAATTTAACGGAATAAATTCTTTAGAATGGACAGAGTTAAAAAAACATGAACTTAGATCTTTGCCAATGCCAGATTATTCAAACTATAATTTTGAGTTATATGATAAAAAAGCATTGCCTATAATTGGCAGTAGAGGTTGTGTTAGGCAATGTAAATTTTGTGATTATATTGCCAACTGGAAGAATTTCCAGTGGAGAACCGCAGAAGATATTTTTCAAGAAATGTTGAGTCAGAGTTTGACTTACAACATCACAACTTTTAAATTTCAAGATTCGTTAACAAACGGCAATCAAAAAGAGTTTTACAAATTAATTAAACTAATCAGTGAGCACAATAGCACACATACCAATAAATTTAGATGGTCTGGATATTATATATTTAGAAATACTACATCACAGTCTGCCCTTGAATGGGACTTACTAAGTTCCAGTGGAGCCGAAACATTAGCTGTCGGCATAGAAAATTTAAATGAACACATACGATACGATATAGGTAAAAAATTTACTAATTCAGCTATTGATTATCATTTATCAAAAGCCAAGCAATATAAAATTACTCTGTTTTTATTAAACATTGTTGGGTATGTTAATGAAACTGAAAAAGACATAGAATTTGCTAAACAATGGTTGCATAGTCATTTGGAATATAGAGACACCATTATACTCCAATGGGGCGGAACATTAGGTATTTTTCCTAACACATATTTGGATGCTAATAAAGAAAAATTGGGCATAAAGATGATAGGAAATTTGCCATCTTTGTGGGTTAACGAACAAACAAATAGCACTCCTGCAGTGCGAGCAAACTGGGTTGCTGAACTTAATACACTTAGTGTAGAATTAGGATTTCGAACAGTTGACAATCTTGACAATCATTTCTTATTGGAAACTTTGATAAATGATCAAATTCAATAATTGCACAGTAGAATTTCAATTTGAATTTGGTGTAATTGCAGGCCGTCATATGCAAATTGCAATCACAGTTAACTCCAATGATCTCTATACCGTAACGCCAACCGATACACTTGTTACCGGTACAAAAATAAACATAGAGTTACCTTCTCAAATTGTGCTTACTTTTTTTGGAAAAAATTATAACACTGATACTGTATCAGACATCGATGGAAACATAACACAAGATATTTTTGTAAAAATACTGAGTATGTCTATTGATGGATTTCAATTGAATGAAAAATTTTTACATCAAAAACTCAAACTTGTAACAGTTGACAATCAAGAAATTTTTACAGCATACATTGGATTTAACGGAAATATCACTATTGATCTTTCAACACACACAGTTTTTTCTCAATACCTTTCTATGAATTCTTAAAATTATGGACTTAATGATTGATCTTGAAGGGCTAGGCACTGGCCCTGACACCACTATTCTAACAATTGCAGCCCAGGCATTTGATCCTTTTGGCCACGGTTATTACAATCAGCAGTACTATGCTCGAATCACACTAGAAAGCCAAGAAAATCGTTCAATACAACAAGGCACCATAGACTGGTGGGCCGCCCAACCTGCAGCCGCAAGAGACGAAGCATTCAATGAAACAGGGCGAATTCCTTTGGATCAAGCACTTGCCGAGTTGGGTAAACTAATATGGAAAAGTAAAAGAATATGGGCTCAAGGACCTACTTACGATATGAACATTCTTGAGCATGCTTATAAAAGTTATGACAAGCCTATTCCGTGGCAATTTTATGCAGTTCGAGATAGTAGAACTGTGTTTGGATTATGGCCAAATCTACCAAAGCCCCCTACTAGTCATCATGCACTAGAAGATTGTTGTAGACAGATTTGCCTTCTTCAAGAAACTCTTAAATACTTGAAAGTAAATGAACTAGCATGATAAACAAAATTGTAGGATTTGGTGATAGCTGGATTTATGGAAATGGATTGACACCAAATAACATTCCCGATGATATGCCTGTTTGGGATTTGCAAAGATCGGTGTTGGAAGATCAATATCTTAAAGACAATTGTATATTAGGGCAAATTGGAAAAAATTTTAATTTACCAACCTATAATTATGGAATATCTGGTGGCAGTCTAACAAGCACTATATGGGAATTTAGCAAATGGTGCCAATCGGACGTTGATCATCAATCTTGTCTAATTATAATAGGATTAACTTCGGATACAAGAGAAAGTTGGTGGACTACTACCGATGACAAAAGAGAATATATTCATAGTGTGTATACCGAAGCTTATCATCCATGGGATGCTAAATGGCATCCCATAAGAAAGTGGATGACAATACACAGTGAAAATGACAAGTTATGGCAAAATAGGTACTGGACTGCATTACAATTATTTGATAGTTTTTGCAAAATTAATAATATTTCTTTATTGCAAGTAAACATTTTTCGCCCAACAAAAATATTTAATGTTAATAGCTTGCATGATTCTACTAGTTGTATGTCAGATCTATTGCAATTAAACCAAAGAAAAAGTAACATAAATTTAATAGCACCGTGTGGGCACCCTAATGAACAAGGAGCTAAAGAATTAGCAGATTATTATACATCTGTAATTAAGTCAAAAAATTTAATTTAATTAAGGAACTATTATGATTATAGGTGTATGTGGGTTTATTGGAAGTGGAAAAGATACCATTGCTGATTATTTGGTAAACATACATCAATTTCGACGAGAATCATTTGCTAACACTCTTAAAGATGCAGTAGCTCAAGTTTTTGGATGGGATAGAGACATGCTTGAAGGCCGCACAAGACAAAGTCGTGAATGGAGAGAGCGGGTAGATCCATGGTGGGCCAAGCGT